AATCTTGGTAGCAGCAGTACATCGCTACTATTGACACGGCGTATTGACGGTTCAGTGCTGAATTTGTCTCTATTCCAGATACCTGTCGAGGTTATTCGCAGGTTCCCACTGAATTTCCAGCCTTCAACCTTCAACCTTCAGGGCACAGGTCTAGATTATTTCGCTACCAGGACACTCAACGCCGGTAGCTTGGAATTATTGGTATATGTTCAAACAAGGGACATTGTTTACCGCCCAAATCGACAACCATTTGTGCCCACACCGGTCCCTAGAGGTCGAAATGAGTGGATTTTGGGCAAATTTACATCAGGAGGAAAGGGCTCCTTTAGAGTATGACACGCGCAACCGAAGATCAGTTCAACGAACTGCATGGATTGGTCACTAACGAGCTGATCAGCCGCATCAAAGGGGGTCTTGCAACGACGCAGGACCTCAAGGCAGCCGCCGATTGGCTGTCCAAGAACAACATTACTGGATTGGCTACGATGGGTTCTCCCCTGTCGGCACTTTTTGATTCCCTAGAATTGGAAATGGAGGACCTCGAACATGCAATCCGGTAATAATGGGGATGGTCTCCAAGAAACAATTCGAAATCTGATTGCCACAGCGGCCCTTGGGTTGTTTGGATGGCATCTCGTGACCCTCCACAATATCGCTAAGTCGGTGGATGTGTTGGTCAATCGAGCCGACGCAGCCAACCAACGCTTGGAACGCCTGGAAAACTACGTCTTTGTAGAAGATGGCCCCAGCAAAAAGTAAGTCCGCCAAGTATTACGCAGCCAATCCTGAGGCAGCAGCTAAGAAGGCGGCCTATCAACGAAAACTGAATAAGAAACCTTCCGTCAAAAATGCCTCGGAGGAGCGGTGGACGGAACGACGGAAGCGAGGAATTGCTGGGAAGGGTGGCAAAGACCTCTCCCACACAAGAGACGGGCGTATGGTTCTCGAAAGCCCAAAACGGAACCGCGCCCGGAATGGACACAACGGCAAATCCACTAAGAAGTAACCCACACAGGATCGATGATTCTGGAAGCCCCTTCTGACTACCTCTTCCACCTAAAAGCCATGACTAGCGCAGAGGCAAAACGTCAATGGAGATCAGCCATTAAGGATCATTGGGACAACCAATGTGTCTACTGTGGCTCTTCTGACAATTTGACGCTAGATCATGTCCATCCAAAGACCCACGGCGGGCACGACACCCTAAAGAATGTTGTGCCTGCTTGCCGCAGTTGTAACCAGTCTAAAGGTTCGAACCACTGGTTAGCGTGGTGGGTCGGTCAAGACTTCTTTGACCACAAAAACTTCTCCAGGGTTCTGTCCTGGACTACCGGTTAGTACTAACTTAATTCTTTTTAGGTAAATCAAATGGCTACTCTTCCCGCAGGCGGTTCCAGCTACGGCAACATCTCGACGGCTCCTGGTCGTCAGGACGAGGACGAACTCAAGAACCGGACGCACACCACTGTTAACGTGTCGGGTGGTGTGACCACGACGACCACCGTTCCCGCTACCTTCGCTACCACCGCCACGACCGTTGCTGTTAACGGTACCGTTGCTGCCTGTAAGACCGCAATCCGTACTGTTCGTCGGACCGATCGTATTCCCTCCTCGAACAACGCAAACAAGACCGGTCGTGTGACCCGCGTTGATGTGGTTCAGGGCCGCATCCTGACCCTCAACACCCTTGTTGGTGGTACGCTTTACACCAACGGCACCTATAACGGTGTGGCCCTGACGGGTGGTACGGGTACTGGCGCAACCGCAAACATCACCGTTGCTGGTGGTGCCGTGACGACTGTAACCCTCGTCAGCGGTGGCTCTGGCTACGACGTGACCGAAATCCTGAGCGCAGCAGCTGCCAACATCGGTGGTACTGGCTCTGGCTTCTCCATCCGCGTGGCAACCACCACCGGTCCCATCAACGCCTGAGGTTAAATAGCATGGCTCCGAAAAAAAAACCACTTACCGTCGGTAAAGGTACTAGCTACACCCGTCCCATAACTCCTGGCCGCAACCCACGTCCAGTAAGCGCAAAGCCGAGTGAAGCCAGCAAAGTGCGTGCTGCTAACAAAACCACTTCTAGTGGAATTACACGGCGTCCTGATGGGCGTCGTCAAGCCGAAGGTCGTAGTGCCCGTCAATCTACTAGCACGGCCCGCGTCACCCAATCTGGTGGTGGCACTCCAGGTTCCGCCAAGGTGACCACAAGTAAAGCACCTGGCACCCTATCTTCCAGCGCCCAGGCCAAGGCCGAAGCGCGAGGCAAGCAGGCCGTAAAGGATGCTCAGGTTAAGCGCAATGCCCGTTCCGCCATGAAGAACATGGAGGGCACCCTGAAGGCTGCTCGCGCTGCTCGCTTGCTAACGGGAGGCCTTAAAAGTAACCTGCATATTGAAGCAGTTAAAGCAGGTCTTCAGGCCTACAACACGGGTGATGGTACCCTCAAGGCTGCCCTCAAGCGGGGCGACTATAAGCCCAAGCAGGGTCCCACCCAAAAGACCACCACAGCTTCCTTCAACAAGAAGTCCTTTGGTAAGGCATTCAAGGCTGCTCGTAGTTCCGGCGCCAAAGAATTCAGCTGGCGTGGTAAGCGCTACAATACCAAGAAGAAGGGCGAGTGATCGTGCCCCTTTCTCGTGGATCTTCAAAGAAGACGGTCTCCAAAAACATCTCCAAGATGGTAAAGGAGGGTCGTCCCCAAAAGCAGGCCATTGCGATTGCCCTTTCCAAAGCTGGGAAGAGCCAGAAGCGTAAATAGCCACCATCGGGGTCTAGGAGCTTCTCCTTGGCCCCTTTATCCCCTTACAGGTACATTCTATCGTGGATCAAAAAACAGCGGCCTTAGAGGAGCGTCTACGGGCTAGTTTCCCTTTGTTCCTGTCTCTTGTATGGAAGTCGCTAGACCTGCCTCGTCCAACAAGAGCACAGATCGCAATTGCGGATTATCTTCAAGGCGGCCCAAAGCGTCTCCAGATCCAAGCATTTCGGGGACTAGGAAAGAGCTGGATTGCTGCTGCCTTTACCCTGTGGATCCTGTTTCGGGACCGCGACAAGAAGATCATGGTGGTGTCGGCTAGCAAGCAACGTGCCGACGACTTTACCATCTTCTGCCAAAAGTGCCTCATTGAAATCCCCTGGCTCAACCACCTGACCCCACAGGACGATGACCAACGCTGGAGTCGTGTGTCCTTTGATGTGCGTGGGTGTCGGCCTGCTCAGTCACCATCCGTCAAGTCGGTTGGTATCACTGGCCAGCTTACCGGTTCTCGTGCTGACCTGATCATCTTTGATGACGTGGAAGTCCCAAGCAACTCCGCTACCGACCTCATGCGAGAGAAGCTGCTTCAGCTCGTGACGGAGGGTGAGTCCGTGCTGACCCCTAAGCAGGACAGCCGTATCGTGTTTCTTGGAACACCGCAGACTACCTTCACCATCTACCGGACGCTGCGGGAACGCAACTACCAACCAATGGTCTGGCCTGCTCGCTATCCAAAGTCCCTTGTCGGATACGAGGACGTGCTGGCCAAGGACCTCCAAGACGACATCAACCGTGAGGGACTGGACAAGCTTTCCTGGACTCCAACGGACACTCGCTTTTCGGAGATCAACCTTCTGGAGCGAGAACAAAGCATGAGCCGAAGCAACTTTATGCTTCAGTTTATGCTGGATACCAGCCTGAGTGACGCCCTCAAGTTCCCCCTAAAGCTCAGTGACTTCTCCGTGCTGCCACTAGACCCACAAAAGGGACCATCGGATGTGATCTGGGGTTCTGACAAGGAGACCCTTCTCGATCTTCCCGCCGTTGCCCTTCCCGGTGATCGGTGGCATAGGCCAAAGGCTGTCTCAGAATACATCCCCTGGAACGACACCATCACGGCAGTTGACCCATCCGGTAGGGGCAAGGACGAAACCGTCTCCATCATCCTGTCACAGATCAACGGCTACCTCTTCATCCGAGACATCTTTGCTACACAGGATGGATACTCCGACACCACCCTAAGGGAGATTCTAAGGAGGTCACGGCAGTACGGGTCCAAGATGTGTCTCATCGAATCCAACTTTGGTGACGGGGCCATCATGGAACTCCTAAAAAAGCACGCCCAAGAAATGAAGGTTGGGATGGCGTTTGAGGAGTCACGCGCCACCACAAGAAAGGAAGACCGCATCATTGATACCCTGGAGCCGGTCCTCAATCAGCATCGACTGATCATTGACCAACGCCTCATCGACTGGGACTACCGCAGCAACCCCGAGCAGGCACCCGAAGAACGCCTCCCACGGATGCTGATGTACCAGCTGACCCGCATGTGTCGGGAGAAGGGGGCCGTCCGCCACGACGACAGGATTGACGCACTTGCCCTTGGGGTTAAACACTTTCAAGATGTCCTTGCTATCTCCGCAAAGGAGGCTCATATCCAGAACAAACGACACGAATGGAACACCATGATTGACGCCTTTTTGGAACAGCCGACCCTTGCCACCGACATGCTCGTTGCTGGAAAGAGCTTTTCGGATCTCTCCACGGATGATATTCTCTCGGATTCTGGTGTCTATTCCTGGACCTAGAAAGGAGACACCCACCTAAAAAGACACATCAATTAACCCCGGTTTATACCGGTTTTCCAAAAAAGGTGCTTGCTTCTAGGGGGGAAAGAGGGGGGTACCTCTGAGGAAGCCGCGCAAGCGGCGCCCCGAAGACCAAGGAAGACCCCCGATAGGGGGACTGACGCGGAGCAGACCCCCACCCCAACCCCTTTACTGTCCATTGTATTTATAGTTGAACACTATGACTAGACTCAGCAGAACAAGAGTCTCCGGAGCGGAGCGGAGGAGAGTCGCAGTTCTTCGGACACTGAGTCGCAATCATAGTTGAGCTATAATAGCCCCACCGTCCCCCAACAGTAGCAACAGCAGCAATAACAACTATAATAGTCATAATAGTCATAGTAGCCATAGCCTTCCTCTATCCCTCCTCCAATAAATGCCTCAAACAAAGCTCATCTGGATTACACCAGACGCAGAGTCCATCATTACCTACTGTGCTCGGGTATCCAACCCAACGAACCAAGAAGCCAATGCCAACCCAGAACGGTTGATCGACTACTTGGTTAAGCATAAGCACTGGAGTCCCTTTGAGATGGCGAGTGCCTGCTTTGAGGTGAACACGACCCGTGACATCTCGGCACAGATCCTCCGGCATCGGTCGTTCTCCTTCCAGGAGTTCTCGCAGCGGTATGCGGAGGTTCAGCTGAGGCCAGAGCTTCCCGAAATGCGGAGGCAAGACACCAAGAACCGCCAGAACAGCTTTGATGACCTACCTCTTGGGGTGTTGGCTGAGTGCGACAAACTGATCGGTCAGGCCTTTGTGACCAGCTATCGAGCGTACGATCGCCTCCTCGAACTTGGTGTGGCAAAGGAGTGTGCCAGAAAGGTCCTGCCCATGAACAGTCCTACCCGCCTCTATATGTCTGGGACGATCCGCTCGTGGATCCATTACCTTTCGGTGCGTACTGGCGTGGAGACTCAGCTGGAGCATCGACAGATCGCACAAGAGATCAAAACCATTCTCATTAACCATCTTCCCTCGTTGACCAATGTCTTTAACTCTTGATCAGGCCAAGCGTGTGGTGGCTGTGGCTCCCATTGATTCGTACTACTACCACGAAGCTTTGCGTGTTCTTCAGGCGGCTGGGTATTATGGCACGCCTGCGCCCAAAGCCGTGGATAAGGCTGAGAGGCCTCTGGAAGGTCCAGGAGCACCCCTCTGACTCCCCGCAGGTGTCGTTGCACCTACGGCTCCTCAGAGGGCCTTTCCTGGGGCTTATACATGCCACCCGTAAATTTTGGTAGAAATTTGTGAAGTCCTTACGCCTATTGGCGGCCCCGGCTTTCCCCCCCGGTGGGGTGGTCGGCCTGGCGTGTCCAGTTTTCGTGTCCAAACCGGGCCATGGCCAGCCAAGAACCGTTGCGGCGCAGTGGGTTTGGGGCGTTGCGTATCTGCGGAAGAGACAGGTACGCAGGGGTGGGCAGGGGTAACAGGTAACGCGCGTGTGGGCGTGTGCGGGCGCGTACCTGTGCGCGTGTTCTCATGTATTATCAAAAAATCTGTACGATTCTCAATAAGCACTCCTTGTTGAGAATATTAAGATAAGTTGAGCAGGGTTGACCGATGGGCAGGGTTGTGGTTATGGTGTGTTCATCGGTTGAGGGAAGCAGGAACGTCACCTGCCAAGCCCACACCGCCAGACTCTCGCCAGTTATCGGTTGAGGGTTGACAAATCAAGACCCTAGGGTCTACCATCAGATCAGTTCAACCACCACACAACAATCATGGATTACCTTACCTACGAAGATTCAGTGTTGGGCGCTGCTGACCCTGACACCGGAAACCTCAGCCCCAAGGATGCCGAGCGTCTCCTGGCTGATCATTCATTCACACTTGATGATGTCTACGAAGACAACCACGGCGTGAGCTGGGTTGCACTTGATGAACGCAACGCTGAGGCCCTGCTAGCCTGGCTGGGCTACTGATCACAAGCCACAACCACACCA